AAGCCGCCTTACTTGCCGATAATAAAACACCAACACGAAGTTTAATAACTTCATTGACGTATTCACCTTTAGACCAGTCATAACGATCAAGAGTGCCTTTTGAAACTCCTAATTCTTTGTTTGCATTAAAAACGGCTTGCAAGCTACCGTAGTAGCTATGCTTGCCTTCTTTTTCTAAGTGATATATTTTTCTCATTTTTAATCAATTAAATTAGATTAGGTTTTCAAATTCATTCCATCTTTGCATTGACAAGTATTCAATTAAATACTTTTTTTCGTCTTGTTTAATTATCCTTGCTTCGCAAAACAATGAGCCGTCTTGGTTTATCATAAAATAACCAGTCAATCCATTTATTTTTACCGCTGATGGTTTATACCATCCTGAATTTGTGCTATCTAAATTGATAGCTACTAAACACATTTCTAAATTGGTGTGAATAGTTGTTCCACTCCATTTAGTTTGACCTATTTTTTTTAAAGCAGAAACTTTTGCTTTATTCTCTTTTGTATTTGCTAATTGTATCATTGTCTTGTTAGTTTTAAAATTTATAGTTTGATGTATATTTTCAGTACCCTCCGTGTCAATTATTTCAAGTAATGTTTTCATAAATTAATGATTTGATTTAGCACCCGACTTTTGTCGAGTGCCTTTGAAAATATTAAATGTCTGTGTTTGGGTTTGCGATTATCAAGATGCAATGATAAGCGTCAAAGCCGTTTACTGTTTTTCCGTAATATTTACCCGAATCGTCGCTATTAATGATTTCAGATGCACATCTTTTAAACTCAGAAGCCGCAACGGTTAAAGAACCTTCTATTGTAAAAGATTTCATAATCATATTTACAATTTTTTTATTTTTTAATGTTGTTGCCTTTGTCATTGTCTTAATTGTTTTAAGTTTTAATTTAGCACCCGACCTTTGCCGAGTGCCTTTAATTTACTTTTCTGATATTTAATCTATATTTTGTGAAGCAAATGAATTACTTCTAAAGTTAAACCAAATTATAATAGCACCATATCTTGTTTGTGAAATGTATGAACACTCAGGAAATTGTTTTTTAATTTTATTTGCAAGCGTTTTTGTTTTTGTAGAATTAACAAATCCTAAACCATCTCTTTCAAAATATCCAACTGCCACTTGAATCATATCTTTGTTAATTGTTACATTTTCTAATGAAAAATTATTTTTTGTAAGTCTTTTTGAAATTTGATTAGCTGTCATTGTCTTGTTAGTTTTAATTAAGGTTTGTTCCCTAATTGCTTGATACAAATATACGGCAAATATTTGTAACTAACAAATAAATATACAATTATTTTTAAAATATTTGTAAAATAATTATTTACAAATAAAAAAAGTGCCTAACTTAATTAAAAGAAAGGCACTTTTAGTGTGTTTTTAGTTTAGTTTTTTTAATTACCCCCAAATAATTCATTTAACAGCTGACTTATTATTACAGATGACAATAAACTATTTCTGCTTGTTTGTGTTGTTGTACTACTTTGCTCGGCAATAGGTGCGTAAAGAATAGCACAACGGCAATTAACGCAGTTTGCCGCTCCGCCCGATGGGTCGCCCGGGTATCGCATTTGAACACCGCCAACGTTAAAAAATTCATCTTTCTTGACTGGCTTCTTGCCTATCATATCCAAATGGTCGGGTCGTGTCCGCATATCGCTAACAGCAATCCACGTTTTTTCTAATTCAAACGGAGAATCCATTACGTTAACTTCGGCAGCCTTAGAACTAATATAAGTAGTTTCGGTTCTTGCGATTACCAACGCTCTTTTCTTTGCTATCGCTCCGCTTGTTTTTGATGCAATTTCCTTTGAAATGTCAGGCTTAGTTTTATTATCAGCAATACCTCGCTCAATCGTTTCTTTGATTATCTTTCTTGTGTGTTCGGTAATCTTAGTTACTTTGTCGGCTACCTCCAGCGACTGTGCAATCTTTGCAAGTTCGGCAATCTTAGCAGCATCACGAAAACCAATATTGATTCCTGCGACTGCCGTACTTAGTGGGTCTTTGTCTTTCTTAACTGATAAAGCAAATTGTGCTGAGTAGAATTTTAAAAACTTTTCACCGACCTTTTGGTAAAACTCCGCAAAATCGTTTTTAAATGTTTCCTCTCGTACTACATCGTTTAACCGTGATGGTACGACCTCAATAGGGTAGGTGTCAATTAAATCTTTTAATCCCTGCACCTGCTTTTTTAAAGTCTTAAAAAAAAAGGTTAATGCATAGCGTTCTACACGAGCATTAAACTTGCTGTATATTTTGCTGAATGCTATTTTTTCTTTTTGTGTCATAATTAATACCCTGCTTCCATTGTGGCATCAGGCAATACATTAGCCAAATCGTCTAATATTTGTTTGTTGGTGCTTATAAGAATCTTATCACCGTTCTCGCCTTGATAGTTGCCGTACTTCAAGACCGCTCGTATTTCGTTAGTCGTGAACACCTCCGCTTCTTTCATTTGCTTTGCCGTTTCTCTATACTCACGTTGCATTTCGGGAAATACTGAATCGTCAAAATCTAAAAATAGGTTTTCATCTTTGTATGAAGGTATTAACCAGTTATTAAGTGCATTTGCAAGTGCGGTTAAATGTGGCAAAACACCGTCTGTAATCGAGTACAAACGTGCCGTTTGCATATTGTCTTTCGTACTGCTCTCGTGGCTGTTTAGTACTACCCTTGTGTCAATATGAAACAAAGATGCCCAAAATGCTGTATCGGCTTTTTGAGTTTCTAAAATTTGCAAATCTACTGGAGACATTCCAATAGTAATGCTGTCAAGCGGAATACTATTCACCACTACACCTTGATTGCCTGCCTCCCTTAACCTTTTCCGCATACCCTCGTTGATGGCATCTACTTGCACTTCATCGGCAAGGTTTTGCAACTGCTCACCATTGAGTTTTGGGAATATTAATTTAGCTGCACCTCTGTTTTGTAGTGCTTCGGTCTCAGCGTCGAGTGCTTCGTTTGATTTTTTTAATAGTCGTGCAGCAGCTTTAACAATGCTTTGACCTTGCAACTGACTGCCTGGCGTTGAGTAATCAGATGAAAAATTGCGTATTGTTACAATCTGTTCAGTAGGTATTTTTATAGATGGGTTACGGCTGTCTGTATAGTAGTCTATCATGTTTAAGCCTTCACCGCTGTACGCTTGTATGTAGTTTGATGGAAGTAACCAAAGTTGTTGAATCTTGCCTGCGTTAATGCCATTCTCAGTCCATACTCCTTGAATCATTGCATTGCCCACAAACTGCTTAAAAATATAATATCCGTAAACGAACTCATCCCAGTTCATAAACGGATTTGGCTTATTTAGTACGTCTAAAATAGGGTGTTCTTCTACTTCTTCAAATGCTAAACTTTTTAAAATAACTTTGTCTGCTGAGTTTTCAAATCCATTTGACTTGAGTAGTTGCTTGTAGCGTTTGGCTGCTGATTTGTTTTTTGTTCGGTAAAGAATAGGTGGTGCTACTGTCATTTTCTTTCCGCACCAGTCGGCAAGTGTAAAAATAACGTGATTTGATTCGTAACCTTTGCGAAGATAAACGTCTGTATTCTCACCGTAATATATTACAGGCGATGCTCCAAATTGACGAAGAACTAATTGTGCTGGCTGTGAGGCAATCGGTTCAACTCGCAATGACTTCTCCTGCTTCTTTGTATTAAGAAAATCAAAAAGACCCATTTTATTATATTTTATGGTTGTGTGTATTAACTCATTTTCCAAACTAATTGCTTTGGTGCTAATTCAAAGTAATAACGCATCATTATCATGTCCGAATAATCGGGTGAGCGTCCAAGAATTTCTTTTACGTCCTCTTTTCTTAGTACTGCCTTTTTACCATCAGAATCAAACTTGGCTTGTTTTACGTATTGTAATTCTTCAATAGTCTTTTCTTTATGCGTACCATCAAAGGAAAAATAAACCTCGTTTTTGTTTATTTTATCAGCTAAACCAAAATAACATTGAGACTTTAAATTCGTAAAGTTTGTAACTTGATTACCTTGCGTTACAGGCGATGAGTTATTTACAAAACCTTTGCACTTTAAAAAGTCTTTTACTCCTCCGCCAACGCCATCTTCATCTACAATTATATTTAATAAAGTTACTTGATGCTGATTAGCTAATTTCTTTATTTCATCGGCTACGTAATCAAGACCGCTTTTATCAATCGTAGCAACCTTTATAAGTCTCCATCCATCCCAAACACCAATAACGGTTTTATCTCGTCCGTATCGAGCAATGTCGGCAGTTATGTACTTATTACCACTTTCAACAAAAGTATTTGAAAAACAGTTTATTATGCTTTCGTATTGAATTAAAACTGTTGGGTCATCGTCATATTCCCAGTTGCCGTATAATAAACGCTCTCTACTATTTGTGTCAAGCGAAAGTAAATTTTCTCTATAATGTTTTGATATATTTGGATTGTCGGTTAATAATGACTGAATAAACTTTTTATTGTCGGGTAAAGAATTGTCTTTATTAGGATTGTAAAAAGTTGTGTAAACCCAGTTTTTAGCAGGGTTGCAAGTCATTAATATTTTAGGTATTAAATTGTTTTGGTCTAAATTATATCTAATACGAGACTTTACAACGTTTTTAGCCTTTTCTACAACCTGATTACATTCGTCAATAAAAGCGTCTGTAATTTCTAATGAGCCTAATTCGTCAAAGTTTGGGTCAGATGGATATAAAAATAAATCTTTTAATAATATTTGGCTTCCGTTAGGGAAATAAATAATATTTGACTGTTGATTATATTTATAATCTCTACCCGAAATTAAATCCTGTTGCTTGGCTACATAAAAAAAAGACTGTAAAGTAGTTTCTTTTAATGTTTTTAAACTTGCCCTTCCAATTAAACCTTTTGTTTCGGGATATCTATAACGTTGTTTTATTTGCCAGTAGCAACCAAGAATGCTTTTACCACCGCCCGCACCGCCTCCAAAAAGTAATTCATTAGTTTTATCATCTTCTAAATAATCAATCGCTTGCGTCTGTTTTATTGTTAGCTTCATAGGTCTTTTCTTCTTTCCAAACTATTGATACCTCAGACTTTTCTTCAACTACTGTCATTGATAATTTTCTTAACTCTTCGGGTGTTGAAATTAATTTCATCAATGCCATCTGTAAGGCAGGTGCATTACTTTTATACCATTTTGAACGCATTGAAACTTTGACTTCAACTCTTTCTTTTTCAAGCATTTCTTTTAGTTCGTCCATTTCGTCAGATTCTTTAGGAAAAAAATCATAAAATGTTTGCTTTGAAATGGGCAAAAAAGAAACAATATCTTCAATAAAAAAAAGTTTATTTTTTATGATTGCATCTTTCGACTGTTGAAATATTTTAGCTTTGTCATACGCCATTATTTTAGACCTTTAAATGCTTTTAGTGGGTAAAAAACTAAACTATTTCTGTAACCTCCTTGAAATAAAGGTATGATAGGCGTAACTCCATGTA